GTCCAGTTCACGAGAGACCTTAGAAATCTCAGCATCTAGTTTCCCTTTCAGCGTTGCGTGAAATTTTTGGGCCGCCAGGATCCGCCGCAGCTTTTCCAAGGGGCTTCGCGAATTGAAGCGGAAAAGCCACTTCGCGTCATGCGGGACGACGCTCAGTCCTTTTTTTTGGCGACAGGCTTGAGTGAAAACAGCGCCTGGAGCACTAGCTGAATGATGGAGTTAGAGCGCAGTGGGCTCAAAGCGATCACTTCTGACACGGCGGCCAGGATTATCCAGGTTGCTGGGTTGCTAAGCAGCTCTGTAATTTGCATTGGGGGTCTCCTGTTGTTTGGAAGTTAAAAAGATGCGGCCCCATCCTGATTCGGGACCTTCTACAAGCCAGCGGCCTCGCAGCTCTGACCAGGGATAGCGCACAAACTTGCCTGTCTCGGCATGTCCAGCGTAGCCATCCAAAAGTGAGCCATACGGATCGTGGCAAATCACCGCGTTCTCCGCAGGATCTAAACCGACGGCGACGATCATGTGACCGCCCCAAGGTTTGTCAGCTGGGCCTTTGTGCAGAATCCCGAGAACAACCGGGCGGCCGCATCTGATTTCATTCTCCAGGGTTTCTTTGGTGAGGTCGAAGCGGAAAACCGACTCAAGCCCATAAAGCCTGAGAACTTTGGTCATCGCGGTGTGATTAGTCACGTCCCACGCCCGCCGCTCCATTTCGACGATCAGATCGTCGTCACCATCAATCACCCCTGGCAGTAAATACTCCAGGCACATTGCGCAGCTGGAAGGGTTGCAGGTGCGGTGCGCCATGAGTTTGTTGTCCAGCTGGCTCATAAACGGCACCTGGAGCACATGCTCCAGATTGCTGTCAGGGCTGAACATCCTTGCGAAGACCTCTACGCAATGGACGGGCACCATGCCCTCAAGCTTTGCGATGGCTTCGCGTTGGTGAGGGAGTCCCTCGTAATACTCAAACGCTCGGGCGATAAAACCCATAGGCCCCCCTTGTTTAAGGTCGCCGGCCCTCAAGCCGGTCAACCCTTGCCTCAATATCTTCAATCTCTTCTTTCAACCATGCCAGGGCTTTGTCCCTTTCTTGCTCGCTTCTTTCCAATATCTGCAACGTTTGGTCTTGCTTCAGTCGCAGCTCTGAGAGCTGAATTTGCACATTGACCATCAGGGTGCCAAACGCCATCAATGCTCCCATCACCGCCACTGGCAAGGCTTGCCCTGTCCCCGTCATGAGGTTCTGCCAATAGCTTTTCTTTTCTGTCACTGCGGCCCCCCTATGCCTTAATTTTATCGATCATTCGGGCTTGGACCCTGCGCTGACCTTCGTGGTAAATCCTCCATTCCCCAGCGTGTGAGTCACAGTTTTGACTATCCACTCGCCAGCCATCGGGGATCTGACACCTTCCAGTTTTATCGGCCTTTCTGCGAATATGTCGGGCCGGCCCGGCATTGTGAAGTCAATTTGAACTGTCCCGCCTCTTAACCGATCTAACTGGGCCTTCCCGGCTTGTTCCGCCATGTCCTTTGACGTGTATAGTTTTTTGTCGCGGAAAACAGGTCCAGGGCCTAAGCGGGCTTGCCAAGCCTCAGTCGTCTCCACCTCGACTTCGCTGTTGGTTTCTTTGTCGCGGTAGCGAGTGATCACGCCGCTGTATTGGCCCCGCTCTTTGATCTTGGCGCTGATTGATGTGATCTCGCTTTTGTCGATGATCGCCGCGCTCAGAGATTGGCCGCTTGTGGAGATTCCTGCGCCCTCCGGGATAAATAGCAGGCGACCGTCAGCCGGCTTGGCCACGGCGCCGTAAAGCTTGCCCAGGCGCGTAAGAAAATGCGCGTCGCTTTCGTTCTCTTGGTCGATGTGCTCAATGAGCCGATCCGCGAAGTTGCTGTGAACGCCTGGGGTCAAACCATGCTCACCAGCAATCTGGGTGACGATTTCACCGATCGTTTGCTGATGCCAGCTGCGGGTCTTTGCTGCTTTGAACTCAGGCGAACTGTCAGAGGCTTTGCCTCGAACCGTCATCGTCGATGGATTGCTTTTTAAGGAAACCTCGTCGATCGTGAATTGCCCCATATATGTCAGATCTGATCCCTCGTAGCCCAGCCAAACTTTCATGTCCGCCCGCGCGGTAGGGATCGGCAAACTCTCGTCACGATCGTCCACAGTTACGTCGAGAGTGTCTGATTTCTGGCCCGCCTCATCGTTGACCTTGATCGACACAATGCGATCCGAAATGGAGTCGGTCACGTTGTTGCCAGATACGTCTAAGCGAAAGCGCGGCTGCATGGGTCAGCTCCAGAGGTTGACGCTTTGCACGCCAGTCTCAACCGGCGGCAGGTCGGGCAGGTAAACCTGATCACCGGCCTGCAGGTCTGGCGTTTTGCGGGCTAGCTCGCGGTTGCTTTCATGGCTCAGCACTGCCTCAGTGCTGCCCCTGCTGTACCCGTAGATGTCTTTGCAAATGGCGTCCAGTTGGTCGCCGTCCTTGCATGTGTACCAAAGAGCCATAACTCACCTCACGCGATGTTGACCAAGAAATTGAAAAAGTCGCCGATTCCTCCAGTGCCGCTGCCGCCACCGCCAGAGTTTCCGGTGCTGGTGTCTGCCCCATAGGACATGAGGCTGACTGAGAAGTCGATGCAACGCGGGATCCCTGGCCCGGTGTAAGACTTCTGAGTGTCGCTAATCGACTTGATCACCCACTGGCCAAGGTTTGTCCCCTGGCCGTCCACAAGGGTCAGCGCCTCGCCTTTGTCTGCCTCAGCGCGCATCTCGTCGATCTGGCCAAGACCGCCGCGGAAGTGCGGGTAAATCTTGCCGCTGAGGCTGATTGTTTCAGCCCCTTCGCCGACGAACTGCGAGGCCGGTTCGCGCGTGAGCCGTTGCTGCTGAACCCATCGATAAGTTTTCGACCGCTTGAGGTTGTCGTGAGCTGCGGTCTCCATTGAGAACTGATAAGCCCCGAGTGTGAGAAGTGTTTCTGCCATTAGTCATTCAGAAGGGCACGGACGCCCGCCTCTGCCTCCATGAGTGCATCATCCATCGCCCGGCTGACTGCTGCCGCAATGTCGTCAGCGGTGGCGTTGCTTTCGGTCACCGTGATGTTGATTGTCGGCGCCATGCTCAGGGCGCTGCTGGTTTGGCTGTTGCTGAGGATCTGCCCGCTTTGGGAAGGGCTGAACAACTCAGGCCCGCGCTCGCCGACCAAGTAGGACCCACCCCGCCTGACAGGGCCACCCATGGCGCGCTCACCGTCGATAGCCGCAGGCTGCTGCTGCTGGCCGTCGTCTCCACCGCCAAACCAGTTGCGCGGATCTAAGCGGCCCGCGATGTTGCCGACGGCTTCCTTAAAGCCATTCACTAGCCAATCCTTAAACCTGGGCCAGATGTTTTTGAACCCTTCCCACATCGAGGTCAGAGCATCCGCCCCGGCCTGGAACAGATCGATCCCAGTGAAATGGGCGATGATCCTTGAGACCACCTGGGCCACTTTGAGCGGCAGGGTGAACCATTGCAGCGCGAGGTTCGCCACCGCTTTGATGGTGTCTTTGGCAATAGCTCCAAAGCCACGGCCAAAAAACTTGCGGATCATGCCGACCACTTTCATCACTGCTCTTGGCAGCAGCATGAAAAAGTCAACGATCTTGCCGACCACTGTTTTGACAATGTCGCCCAGGGCGTTGACGAAATTTCGGAACGGCTCGACTTTGTTGTAGAGCAGTTGGAAAATTGCGATCACGCCGACGACAGCGGCGATTGCCAAACCAACCGGCCCCGTGATGGCGGCCCACATACCTGAAGCCGAAAGCCCCAAAGCGATGAAAGCGCCCTTAACTGCGGCAACGATTGGCAAGACGGCGACAAAGCCCACGAAAGCGGCCACGGCTACGCCTGCGACTGCGCCAAGGATTGGCATATCAGTCAGCAGCGAGCCGATAGGTGTGAGGATGCCGGCCAGGGTCTCTGCAACGGTCGCGAGTGGACCCAGCAGCGGGCCACCAAACGCAATCGCGAGGCCCTCAGCAGCAGACGCGAGGCGCTTCATCGAGCCCTCAAAACCGCTGTTTTGAATCTTGGCCATCTCAGCAGCAGCGCCCTGAGAGTTCGTGACCTTTTCGACCATTGCGGCCAGCTCGCCGTTGGCCGATGCTTCCTGCAACAGCGCGCCAGTCGACACGGCTGTTTTGCCAAAGAGCTTTTTCTGCAGCTCTAGCCGCTCAGCCGAGCCCATGTTGGCGGCTGTCATGCGGGCCTCAATGTCGCCCAGGATGTCCGCCATGGGGCGCATGTTGCCTGCGGCGTCCTTGTTCGTGACGCCCAGCTGGGCCATCGCTTTATTGGCCTCTGTGTTGGCACCTGACAAGTTCAGCAGCACAGACCGGAGGCCAGTACCTGCGACGCTTGCCTGAATCCCGGAGTTACCCAGCAGCGCCATAGCGCCGCCCATGTCCTGAATGCTGGCGCCCGCCTGCGCGGCGGTGGGGGCGACGTATTTGAACGCCTCGCCCATCATCTGAATGTTGGTGTTACCGCTGCTGGCCGCCTTTGCCAAAACATCGGTCACCATCGCAGTGTCTTCGATCTTGAGGCCCATGCCGCCCAAGATGTTTGACGCAATGTCTGCGGCTTCGCCAAGCTCGATGCTGCCGGCCGCAGCCAGGTTCATCATCTGAGGCGTGGCGCTCAGAATCTGATTTGTGTTGTAACCGGCCATCGCCAGGAAACCCATGGCGTCAGATGCCTG